GGAAAAATATTTTTAATTGGTTTCGCTCCATAATCTTCTATCAATATCTGATCAATAAAATGGTTAGATAGGACGAACCCAAACCCCGCCGCCTCATAATAGGACGACAGTACTTGCAGTCCTCCGTCGATGTCATACCTCCTCTCTACTGACATATCAAGCAACTCTACTGAGTTGCTCAACATAGTCATCTCACGAAGCACATAACCTTCAAGATGCACATCAAGTGACATCCTGGGTGCCATGAACTTTTTAACCAGACATCGGTACAAACAGTGGTTGCCCGAATGCTTAAAGGCTTGTATCAAAGCCGCATTAAAACAGTAAGCACGATCTTCCAAGGAACCTCTCCCTGGTAGATCATATGACTTCTGCCCTAACGTCCTTAACAAAACACCTAAACATAAGGTGGCATACCACTCTCCATCAACACCCAACGCTGGAAAAGTCTTGAGGAAGTCTACCTTCTCATAACAACCGACGAATACCGTCTCTGCCACGTAAGGAGCGCGCAACAAACGCTCCTGAAACCACACCTGCGTGGCAGATCTACGACGAATAACCCACCCTTCAAACAAATAAGAATATAATATAAAACTAGCATCAGTACCTGTCTTAGAAGTGCCTGCCCACCCTGAATAAAGATAAGACTCGATCGGCTTAATACGGTAAAAACCCCCGGATCGGCGGCGAATGAGAGCTACAGATTTCGTCTGTTTATACAAACTAGCCACTTCTTTCTTCCTTTCAATAGAAAAATGTGCCTTACCCACATCGAATGTAGGTTCAAGGATTGTGGTGTCACATTGGCTCAGATCAAGCTTAAAGTACAAATATCCATCTAAACATGGTATTGTACCCCAAGAATCATCACCACTGACAGCTACACAACAACCGAGAGGCATATACATCCTCCTATACATGGCTGTAAGCTCATCTAAATTCGCAGTAGGAACATAGGCTATATCTACATTTCCTAACCGCCACCCGTTTGGGTTTTCACCACAAGCGAGAATCTTTTTATTTTCCTTAAGTGGGACCAGCCCTGCTAAAGAGGCATTGATGCCAGCATCAGCTATAGTCCTGCCCGGTTTCCCATATTTGCCCAACTCCAACGGTTTCATCTTAAGAACCATTGGCGTAGCCTTTCCGCGATAATCAAACTGGTAGTCCTGCTGCGGCTCAAACCGGCCTTGCTCTCGCAGATCACGTTCTCCGTCCATTCGGAGAGCACGTTTCTTATGAGGTTGGCTGATGAGCTCTGCAGTACCATCTGCTTCCAGTTCATAAAGCGTTCCATTCCTTGCTCTAATGCGCACACGCCTGCACCAATCAACAACATGGCGGCTCTGGCAAGCAGCCTTCTGGGCTGCACGTATCTTTTCAATCCCGACCTTATCATGCAAGTTCCGAGATAGAGAGAGCTGGAAGTTAGTATCATTGACAGCATTAACGAATAGGCTGTGTTGGGCTGAAGGTCCAAATACTGTGCGGTATGATGGTGGAGTCTGAACCAGCTTCTTTGCATTGATCCGAGAACGCGAGTCGACAATGCCAACAAACTGCTCAACGAGGAGTTTGGATTCGCTATCCAAACCTCGGAACCGTTTATTACTGACAAAATCAAACTCGTAGTTCGACTCCCCCGCATACCATCTAAAGGGACCCCTATAGGCAAAAACCGGGCCGGGACGTTTAAATCACCTGCTGGCAGTGACTTACTTGGTGGCAAATTTAAACGCAGCTTGGCAACATTTATCTCGTGCTGCTGTACCACATACAGGACCATATCTTCACATTCTATCTGAAAATGTCTGGCCCAGTACGCTACAGTTTGCCACAGGCGTCCCGGTTCCACGTCAGTGCTACTTACTAATGATATTAACTGTCTAGACTGACGTGGACACAAATCTACATAACTATAACATACATACCCTAATGATATTGCTACAGCATCTCTAGGGCAACATAAAGGGGATAAAAGAGGATTATCCCGACCGGCCAAAATCTGAGGTAAGCGATAGTCACGTCTATACACTTTACACCTCTCTAAAGGACCGGGTCTGAAGAGTAAATTCTGGGCGAGAAATTTATTCCTTCGCTCGGCTAACTTATCTTGTTGCTCAGCAAGTTCAGCCCGCAACTCATTAACCTTTAACTCCTCAGAAAGCCGAGCGCTAGCGCTCCGCTCAGCTTGACCTCCCGCCGCCGGTGGAGCTAATCCACCTTGCCCGGGAGGTATAACCAATGGTGGTTGGTTATTTATAGGGCCGCGGCGACTAGATCCACCGTGCCGAGTATGATTGGCAGCTTGACGACGCATGTATTGATTATACTGCGTAACATTCAAATGCCCCTGCAAACTTGGCATGTAAGCAAAAACCCTATTTAGAATATAGTGCGCTAGCACACGGGAAAGGAACCTTAAACGACTAGTATAATTATGGAAAACAAAGGGTATGAGCAACTTAATGTTGCTCCACCCTTTGTTCATATCATACCGTGACACCATTTCCAATACTGAAAAGGTCCTGGCGCCAATAAGGCTCTTGGTGAACTCTTCCGCAATAACCTGCTTCTGATTGTCCGGAATGTTCTTAATCTTCTCCTTAAACCTCACCCAGAAATTAAGGAGATAAAAATGCATACTCCACCATGTAAGCCCCTTCCCCGCCTCACAAGCAACATCCGTGACCGGCGTAGGAGACACATCTACGCCAGAACCGGATTCATCCGGCTGTGCTTGTACAATATTTGTTGCTAACTTCTCAACCGAGCGACGCTTACGACGCCTCCGGCGTCTCTTCTTGACAACACTTAATGTTGTCAATGTAGAAACGGAAGTAGTTGAACTCAAAGCTCTCAAATCCCCAGCGACCTGCCTAACCAATCGGGGAGGAGCTATCAAGCCTAAAATGTTACTGCTCTCACTAGATGAAGAACTAAAACTACCACCTAGCGACAACTCAATAAACCGACAGAGACTATGCAAATGTTTGAGTTCCCCTAAAACTACTCTACGAAAATAACTACGGTGAAAGAAACTTGCAGTACTAGCCGGTATCGGGCCCTCACGATTGTTCATGGGCAGTATGGAATACATAAAGAGAGACGTTGTAAAATCACCAGCTGCACCACGCCGTAAAAACCGGACGCGAGTGTAGCCTGGGGCAATATCACCTTCACAACCACTACCAAGGCGATTAAAGTTCATATCTATCTAACGAAAATAATAAAGGATCAGCCACGAAGGTACACTCATAGCCCGCTTCCCCTTGAGGTGCACTTGCACCAAGGAGAAGTAGGCTCCCATGCCTTTCCAGCCCCTGTCAACCTTATTATGAAGAGGGTAGGATCCGTGCATGGGTCGGCGAGTTTGCCTTCCCAAGGTGGTAGTGAAGCCGGGGACAACAAGTCATTTTACCTAAACTATATTTTTTCTATATTTTGCTTGTTGCACTCCCCAGCCACAAAACCCAATACATCTCTGCATGGACTACCACCCCAGCTGAATAAAGAAGTCATTGTGGTTGGTGCCACGTCGGAGCGGGACCTTCAGTTATATCGCTCCCACCCGGGGACACCCTTGCCCGGGAAAAATAAAATAAGCGTCACCCATCGGATTTCGTCCGAGCGTTATTAACCCCTAACGCGAGGATTGAAAATGTTACGGCACATGATAAATAAATAGAGAAGGCTATAAATACAAATACTGCCAATTAACTGGTAACACAAACAAATAAATATAGAACATATAACACAAATTTATTACCAATTAGCTGGTAACACATTAGGTCCTACATATGTAATTAACAACTCAACATATATTGAGCCAGTGGGGAGTGTTCCGGCAGTTCCGAACGTTATCAGTCCAGAGGAGGCGGTGGCAGTAAAGGTGAATATCTGGCTAGCTGTAATCGACGTAACACCAGCAGCTGGAGTATTGAGAACACTTGCAGCATCTCCATTCAATGCGTTGACGGCCACAGCACCGGTATACGTGATGGCGGGATACGCCACCACAGCACCGACTGTTCCAACGTACAACCATGTTGCTACAAATGTATCTCCAACAGCGACATTATTAAATGCAATATTTGTCCCATTTACATAGGAAAAATTTGATGCACCTAGATTTGTCTGTGTGATGGTGTTCGTGCCGAAAGGCAATAGCGCAGTTGCTGCACCAGAATATCTATGATATAGTCCTGTGTTACCACTGATATACGGACGCTTAAGAACCACATCATATGTGACCCAAAGCTCCCCTACCACAGTTGATACCGGTACATTGACAGAAGGCGCTACCGCCAACTGGAAATTTCCCAAATCAGTCGTTGTGGTGGGGAGTGTCGACGTACCCGACCGAACATAATAACAATTCTGGACATTCGCACCTTTTGCACACTCGACGCCATACATCAAATTCTTATCAAGCCTTGCTGACACTGCATGGGCCGAATTCTCCATAGTGAACTTTGATGCATATGGCGGCATGGTGGAATTATATTCCATTGAGGCCACAACTGTACCGAGAGAGGAGCCAGTAATGTATGGTGATGCCGATGAGACAAACTCAAAGACAAGGCCATCAAAACAAAACTCCTCATAATTACTCGCAACCTGACTCAAGAAAGGGAAGGTGGCATGAAGCCCGGCATTTATCGAGAAGGCATAGTTAGCAAACGCACCCGCAACTGTTGAAGTTGAAATGTCCTGTAAAAACTCGCGACGGCGAATTCGTACACAATCTCCATTTTCACCAGCAAAACTAGCCGAACACACGACAGGTGGACGAATCAGATCATTAGCTGACACGTTAGCCTGATAATCACCGGTGCCGATAAGCTTAGACAATTTGCTACCTAGCTCCTTACCAAATACCATACCACCGGGCAACTTAGTGGCAGCACCTATAGCACCGCCGCCCAGCATCAATCCTTCTCTAATCGCTCCCTTAATAGACTGCTTTATCCCGGACATATCATAAGCCCCAGACCCTTTCAAAACAACCCCCATTGCGCGCTTGTTTTGGCCGCGCGCCCTCGCCTTCTGACTTTTTGTTTTAGTGAGTGACAATTCTCGCTCGGTGAACCCACTCTGGTTACCGAACAAAGTCGGGAGACCTCATCTGCATAAATGTGCCTTGTCTGCCCGACACAGACCCTGGATTTAGAGTACCAGGATGTTCATCACACTCCTCACCTTGGGAAGATCGTCTCAATGCGCAATCCCAGGCCGTGCGTGTGCCAGATCATCCGCCGTGATACACAGACGCGGACTCTTGGTCGCCACTCAAAGTCAGTTATATTACAGAATACATAAAATAA